GTTGCATCATACGCTAATGCGTGTGGTGTTCCAAATACAGCAGAATCAGCCCAAGCTGTTCTTGCCAATGAACCTACAGTCCATACAGGTCTTTGTGGTGTGGAATCAAAATAGTTATAACAAACCATTCTATTTACCACAGCCGAACTTGATGTTGGATAGAACCACATAATTTCACCAAACAAGTTATTAAGTCCTGCTGTAATCATTTGATTTCCAGAACCCAGGTTTATATCGTCATATACATAATCCTCTACCAAACAAGGTAATGATTGTAGATTACCAGAGTATTTAAAAAATCCATTTTCAGATAACCAATACGCTGCGCCATCAACTTCGACAACTGCATTCTTACCAGCTAGTCCACAGTTTGTGCCCGCTTGTTGGAATGCAAATGTAAATGGTTGACCAACAAAACGCATTAAGAATAAAGAAGTATCAGTATAAACGTAAATTGCATCTCTACCTCTTATAGCTCCCATGATCTGTGATCCGTCGGCCAGCCTCTGTGTACCAGCATCATTGGTTGCTGTAGGTGTATAAGTGTTAATATCCTCAACGGCAGAGAACCTAATAAACATATCATCTTGCGTTGTCTTTGTACCAATCGTTGTTTCTGTACCAAAGAATACCAAGTGTCTATCTGGTGTAGATACAATCATATGTCTTGATGCAGTAGGTGCTCCCGATATAATTGTAGCTCTTGTAGATGTTGCATTTGTAGCTGCTGAATCCCATTCAAATACCTCACCATCACAAATTAAACAAATAGCTTTGTCACCAAAATTATCTAAAGACCAAAATCCTGGTTCTAATACCAAGTCACCTGATGCTGCTTCACCCCATGCTACATAGTTTGATGAACTTGTAATTGTAGCTCCTGCAGAGTGTGATGCTGCTGTAGTGTTTCTAACTCCTCTTGTTACACCTGTTAATGTATTAGTTGATATTCCAGTGTATGAAATTTCTTCTGTTCCTACTTGTATGTAGTTGGTTCCCGAAGATGGAAACTGTGTGGCGTCTGTTAAAGTTATACTTGTAGCAGATGAATTAATGTCTGCTGCTAGGGTCGTTGTCGTTGCTCCAACTTCTTGACCACCCCAAGATCCAAGAGACCAACCAAAACCTTGTGCCTGTACGTCTGGACCAACTGAATAATAATGTCTAACTCTGATACCACCTGATTCAGAAGCACCTGATCCTGTTTCTGCAGATGGCATTGTTATTGTAATTGTATTAGATGCAGGCACCGTTGTTACCATAAATCTTATGTCATCAAAGTTTGCAGCCGCATAATTAGAATTTGTAATTGCTGTAAAATTATCTAATAAAACTATATCACCTGCTGTAATACCGTGATCACTAGAAAAATTTATTGTAACAGTTGTTTCTCCGTTGGTCGTGCTAAAAGCATTTGTAAGTGTAGTTGTAGATTTAATTGGATGTATGTCATAGAACACACCGCCTGAATATGCGTATAAAATTCTGTTAGTTCCTATAATTGAGTATTTAATACCCTGACTATTATTAAATTGATGTAGACCTCTAGCTGCACCCGTCACATTATCAGCTCCTAATTGTTTCCAACCACCTATCTTTTCAGGTGTGCCATATCTAAAACGGACGTTATCACAATCTATCCACTGACTTTCGCCACCTGTGGGTGTGACCTGTTTATTGATTCCTGGTAAAAAATTAACCTTCTGTAACATAGATCTCCAGATTATATTAGATTGCGTTGTATATCAACGAGTTTTGGGAATACCCAACATAGGTCTTTTATCATACAAATTGGTCTTTGCAAACCTTCCGTCAGCATGATTATAGTGTAAAAAGACCTGACCACAGAGTTTACCTTGAAAAGGCTCTCTCCAGTGCTCTAACTCACAGCCAGAATAGATAAGCATATCACCAGGTTTTAGATTAACTTCTACCCCTTTTGGTGCACCGGGTTTATGTATATTTTTATACTCATCAATAACATTGTCCGATCCTGTAGGATCTATTAGTATAGGCCAAGAATCTCCACCTAGATTAAGTGTAGTAGATATTTCACAACTTGGTCTGTCTTTGTGTCTTTTAAGGATATTACCTGTTCTATATAATCTACAATAAGAATAGGTGGGAACTAATTTAAGTCCTGTCTTTTTTTGCATAATGTTAATAGTGTTAACAAGAAGAGTTTCCATAACTCTATCTGCATATTTAGCATAAGAGTTTGGCACTTGTGTATCATTAAAATTACCAATTAATGAATTACCAGCGTGTGTTACACTGTTATTTAACATCCAATAATCTGCCTCTGCTGATATTTGTAAATACTTATAACAAAATGCAGCTAAATCTTTAGATATAGCACTACGTAAAACTTGATATTTATTTTTCTTAAAACTCATATTTGTATAAAATTATAAGATACAGACACTCTCCAATTTTTATCACCCTTTTCTGTATTCATATTTATGTCTACACCATGAGGAAGCCAAGCTGGAAAAAATATCATACGACCTTCTACAGGAGTATAAGCAATAACTCTCCATAAAGCTTTAGATAATTTTTCTACTCTTCTAGGCATGTGCGTATTGGGTCCTGGTCTAGGATCTTCTAAAAATAATTTACCAGAATTTTTTGGCACTTTAATATAGTACACACCTGACCACATTGAATTAGGGTGTGTATGTGTTTTATTATAACTATAAGTAGGATTAATATTAGCCCACATATTACCAAGCCCTAATTTACCTTCTATACCATAATCTCTATTACATTCATAACACATCTTAAATAATTCATCGACTAAAGGTTTATATTCTGATTTCCTATCCATATTAGTTTCGCTGTGCCAACCATAACCAGAATTAGTTTTAAACTCTCCTGTTGGTTTACCTTTTTTAATATCTGACTTGTACCAAGCCTTAATGTGTTTCATTAAATATTGATTTAATTTTTTTGCATCTGGTATGTCTTGCCAATAAATAGGTGTTGGCCACATTATCTCTCTTTTTATTTTCATTTAAATGGTGGTCCTCCAAACCACATTACTAAAGATTTTCTAACCCCTTTTTTAACTGGTGCAACTTTGTGTCTTAAAAACGATGCAAAAAATATTGCCTGTCCTTGTTTCAAGGGCAACGGTTTGTTATCCCCCATCTCTGAAAATAAAAGATCTCCACCTGTAAACTCTGATGGATCTGACAATAATAATGTCATAGATATTTTACGTATTGGGTTTTGTCCATTTTGACCAAAAGCATTAAGATCCATGTGCCAATCATAAAAACCTTTTTTAGGGTATACAGTAAACTGTGCTGGTTCTGTAAGTCGTATACCATCAAAATAAAAATGATTTAAGTTTACGATAGATAATTGATTTTCAATAACTCTGTACATCTGTGGTAGTTTATCAAAAGGTATCCAAGATATTGTAGTTACTCTTTTCTTGGTATCGTATAAACCTTCTTTACCACCCCCAACTTTTGCTTTCTCTGGTGCACATTGATGACCAGCATCAATAATTATCTTACATTGTTCAGGTGTAAATATAGGTTGGGTTGTTGTGGCAACATAAGATTGCCATCGCGGCATTTTTGGTATCATTCTAATAGCCCCTCTGCTGTTCTTGAAGCTACAGGATTGTAATCAACATCCACGTTACAAACCAAAGTTCTTCTTTTTTCTTTTGTTCCGTTAAACGGGTATACGCAATGTCTCATGTCATAAGGAAAAACATAAAAGTCTCCTATCTTCATGTTGGGTGAATAATCTGTTTTAGCAAACTGACCAGCTGCTGCACCTATAATTTGTAATCTACCATTCATAGGTTTGTCTGGTGCTGAATATTCTACACCAGTTTCTTTAGGTAGTTTCATAATCATAACAGAAGATAAACCCGTAAATAATTTACCTTGGTGTATGTGCACAGGATTATATTCATTAGCTTTCATTTCATTAACCCAAATAGAGTTTATAGATTTTTGTGTTGAACCTATCTTGTTCCATTTAATGTAATGATCAAAAATAGAATCAAACCATTTAAGAATATCCATAGGTAAAAAAGAATGTTGATGCATCTTGTCGTTGTTAGGACCAGAATAAAATAAAGATACTTCGTCCTCTATTTTTCCTACAAGTTGTTTTCTAGCTGATGGTAATTGTTTTTTTTGTTTTTCGTAGATTTCATTTAAACCTACGAATACTTCCAGGGGAACCTGGTATTTTAAAACCGTTTGCCCTAAATAAACAAAGTCGAACTTCATTTTTTAATTTGTTTTGTTTTCTTACTGTCTAAAGATAATGTGTTTTCTTTTAAGTTTTTTTCTAAAGCTTCTAGTTGTCCTAATACATTAAAAACTTCTGGTTGAGAGGTGCCTGGTGTGATTGTCTCTTTCTGTCTTTGTAATCTTAATAAATATGATTTAGCTTGGTGCGTGTTCACATCTCTCTTATCAAAGTTACCATCATCAAACTCTTTTTTAAGTTTAGACCAAGTAGCAACTTCTCTCATTCTATGTTTAGCAACTAATTCCATTTGTGCTTTTGCATATAACTTCTCTTCTAGCTCAACACGTTTTAATTTTTTCTCTAATGGATCTTTTTCTTTTTTCATATCTCTTTCTAATTTTTGTATCTCTATATCATTTTTTCTAGCATCAAAAGATAAGTGAACTAAATTTTCAAAGTGAGTATTTTGTTCTCTAACAGATTGCCAGTATTTTGCAGCTTTAGTAGGATATTTATTATCTGACAATACAGAGAATCTCATTTCTGTTTCAGTTCTAAACATTTGCTTTTTCATCCAAGTATCTTGAAGTTCAGGTATAAGCTTTTTAAACTCCTTAACATCTTGTTTGTCCAAAATGTTAGTCAAATACTTTGACTCTGTTTCTAATTTTTTAGCAATGTTTCTCTTCTCTTTATTCATTTCTAATCTTTATATAACCTCTTTCTATGAAAAGGTCAATACTACGATACGGTTATTGTTGATAATGTAGCATCTACTGTCCATTCTTCAGTCGCTGTTGGAAAAGCAGGCGACAACGTTGTTAAACCAACAGATGCAAATCCTTTAACAGCCGCACCCGTATTTGACGCTGACGGCATATATTCTCTTCCTATTGATAAATCAGCTAATTCACTCCAACTTGATCCGTTCCAAAGCTCTGTAACTGCGTATCTTCCAGGTGAAGTAGGACCACCACCAAAAACTAATGCTAATGTATTTGTTCCACCCCCAGAGTTTGTACTTCTACCTGTATTTAAATTAGGTCCTTCAGTCCAAGAAGATCCGTCCCAAGTTTCTGTGTCCGCTATATTTGTGTTTGGAGATGGTGGAGCTCCATAACCACCAGCAATAAAGGCGTTACTGTCAGATGCTCCACCGCCTGCCATATTGTATCTTGATCTATTTATTTCTGATACTTCTGTCCAAGCAGTTCCGTTCCATGTTTCAGCATTATCTCTTCCAGCAGGTGGTCCGGTACCTCCACCATATATCGTAGATGTAACACTAGCGCCGTTCATCATTCCAGCATTTCTTCCAGTATTTAAATCTGCAGATGCATCTGTCCAAGCTGATCCATTCCAGTCGTAAGATTCTGTTTTACTACCTGCAGTTCCTACATACCCTCCAGCAACAAAACCTAATGTAGATGAACTACCCGCACCAAATAAAGTTGTATTATTGCCCCCTGGAAAATCAGCACTTTCTGCCCATGCAGTTCCATTATAAGTACATTGTTCATTAGCAGGTGAATAAGGTTCACCCATCATCATTAAAAAATCTGTTTGAGTACCAAAACCAGTAGCACCATATCTACCACTTGGTGCGTTTCCACCTGAAGACCAAGCTCCAGTCGGCACTCCACCAATTTTTGCAAAACCTTTTAACTTTGTGCCTCCAGATAAAAATACATCGCCTTCTGTTAAGGCAACTGCTGTTGGAGGTGGGAAAGAAAATTCTTCTGTTTGACCTTTTGGAGATTGATTTCCTCCTGCTGCTACTGCTGCAGAACCTAAACCAAAACCTGAAAGATCACCTCTTGCTGTTCCCATATCAGCAACTTCAGTCCAAGCACTTCCGTCCCAACTTTCTGTTCCTGCAACAGAAGGTTGTCCAGGATTTGCTCCACCAAAATAAAGCGCTGAAGTTTGTATCCCTGCTCCTGCTCCTGCTTGCATAGCTGTATTCAAATTAGCTAATTCAGTCCAACTTGAGCCATCCCAAGATTCAACATTTGCATTACCTCCTGGTCCACCACCAAAAACTAATGCAGCAGTTTGTGGAGCTTGACCAGCATATCCCATATAAGATCTTCCATTATTTAAATCCCCAACTTCTGTCCAACTTGAACCATTAAAAGTTTCAGCATTTGCTGTACCACCTACTCCTCCAGCAATAAGAGTTGCTGTGGTTGATCCTGCTGCTCCAGAACCATATCTAGCTGTATTTACATCTCCTGTTTCAGTCCAAGTTGATCCATTGTAAGTTTCAACATTTGCTACAGCAGTAGATGTTTGACCTGCATTAGTTATAGCTGCTGTTTGTGATCCTACAGTAGCATTATATTGTCTTGATGTATTAAAATCTCCGCTTTCTGTCCAAGAACTACCATCATATTCTTCAGTTCTACCGCTAACAGGAGGTGGTGCATCTCCTCCACAAACTAAACCTGATGTTTGTGTTCCAGTTCCATGAAGATTTTGTCTTGCTGTATTAAGAGCTGTTCCACTTGCCCATGCTCCAACAAATTCAACTGGATCTGCATCTAATGCTTGTACTGTTACGCCTTTTATTTCCTTATAAGTTGCCATAATTTTTAACTCGATGTTATTGTAAAGTTAGCTAATGGAGCTGTCCACTCTTCTGTTGCTCCTGTAACAGATGGTGTATATCCTCCAAAAGATAAAGCTGTTGTGCTTCCTGATTGATCGCTTCCCATATTATTATCTAATGCTGTTGATAAATCAGCAACTTCAGTCCAAGAAGAACCATTCCATTCTTCTGTTTTTGCTGTATCTGGTGGCGTTCCACCAAAAGCTAGTCCTGCTGATTGATTTCCTGAACTTGCAAATTGTTGTCTGCCAGTATTTAAATCTCCAACTTCTGTCCAACTAGAACCATCCCATGATTCTACTAAAGCAGAATTAGGTGCTGGTGGAGCATTTCCTCCTACTGCTAAAGCTGCAGTTGATGTTCCAAATCCTCCTAAATCTCCTCTACCTGTATTTAAGTCTGCTACTTCAGTTGCAGAAGAACCATCAAATAATTCTGTTAACCCTGTATATGTTGCAGGTGAGTAAATACCTCCAAAACTTAACAAAGCTGTTGATGTTCCTCCTGCTGCATGATTTTGTCTTGCTTGATTTAATGTTGCTGGAGAAGTTGAAAAACTTGATCCATTATATAATAAAATTTCATCCGTACCATCTGATATTTGTCCACCTGTAAGACAAGCTGCCGTTTGGGTTCCTCCTGCAGCTCCTTGACCTCTTGCTGATGGAAGATCACCATTTTCTGCCCAAGAAGAACCATTATATTCTTCTGTAAAAGCTGTAACAGTTGGAGTATAACCTCCTGAAGCTAAACCAGCAGTTTGTGTTCCTGTTCCATATCCTCTGGCTCTTGCAGTATTCATAGTGCCACCAGACGACCAAGTTGCTCCTGGTATGTTAAATTCTGTAACTTTAAAAGCGTTTGCTGTTGAATTAAAAAATAATTGTCCGTCAACTTGTTTTGTAAATGTTGAAGGTGCATCCCATTCTTCTGTTAAACCTGTTTCACCTGGTAATCCTGATCCACCAAAAGCTATTGCTGTTGCTGAATTTGGAGTGTTACCTGTTCCTCCAAGATATGATCTCGCTGTTGCTAAATCATTAACTTCAGTCCAAGAAGAACCATTCCATTGTTCTGTTTTAGCTACTTGTCCTGGTCCACTATCTCCACCAAACACTAGACAATCATCTCTTGCTCCTGAAGCTGCGCCTGCGCTATGATTAGTAGAAGACTCTGTCACCTCTGTCCAAGTTGTTCCATCTAACGATTCAGTGGTTGTTGGAGTTCCAGAAGCTAAAGCTGCAGTGGTAGTTCCAGTTGCCCATACGTATTTTTTTGCTGTGTTTAAGTCGTAAGATGTTTCAGTCCAGCTTGATCCATTCCAAGATTCTACACTGTCAATCGCACCAGGATTACCACCTCCAATAGTTATAGCGGCTGTAGCATTACCTGTCATTGCGTTTTGATTCTTATTAGTATTCATGTTGGGAGCTTCGGTCCACGCTGATCCGTTCCAAGTTTCTGATGCGGTATAAAAAGAAGATGGGTCTCCACCTGCAATTATTGCATTTGTATTAGTTCCAGATCCTCCACCAAATTGTCTTCCATCGTTGTTTTCAGCGGTTTCAGTCCAAGCTGTTCCATTGTAACTTTCAGATAAAGTTCTAGGAGCAGTTGGTGGTGAAGAAGAAGCATTGTAACCCCCAGCAACAATTGCGTTATCATTTCCAGTTCCGCCACTTTGTTTAGTTGATCTAGCGGAATTCATAGTTCCACCAGTAGCCCATGATCCACCTGCTGCTTGAGATGCAACAGGATCCGTTGACAGTGTTTGAACTGTAAAACCTTTTTCTTTTGCGTAAGTCGCCATAGGTTAAGGACTATGGTAAATTATATTTTACTGGTCTTG